TATAGCTCTAAATAGCTATAGAAATCACAATTTATTTTAAAATGGCAAACAAAGATTTATTCAAGCAAGCTATTGCTGAAGCAAAATCTGTACGTGAAGCCGCTATTGCTAACGCTAAGGAAGCTTTAGAAGAGACTTTAACTCCTCATCTAAAAGATATGTTAGCTGCTAAACTTCAAGAGATGGAAGACAAAGAAGTCGATGAAGAGGTAGTAAACGAAATCGAAGATGAGATCGAAGAAGGATCTAAAGAAGAAAAAGACGAAGCAGTAGAGGAGGAAATTACATTTGAAGCAGAAGAAGAAGCTGGCGAGGAAGAAGTTGCTGATGAAGAAGAGGCAGAGGATGATTCAGAAGAATCTGAAGACGAAGCTGAAGCTGTCGAAGGCGACGAAGACTTGGGAGACCTTAGCGTTGACCAGTTTAAAGACCTTATCCGTGACATCATTTCACAAGAAATGGGAGGCGGAGAAGAAGAGCTAGGTGCTGACTTAGATGCAGGAGATATCGAAGGTTTAGGTGATGAGCCTGAAGCAATCGAAGAACCAGCTGCAGATGACGAGGAAATCGACCTAGATGAACTTCTTAGAGAGCTTGAAGGAGAAATTTCTGAAGAAGAAGTAGGCGAAGAAGAGACAGTAGCAGAAGATACAGCGAACGAAGTTCCTGCAGAATCAGATACTAAAGAGAAAAACATTAATCATACACTAAAGGAAGAAGAAGATTCTAAATTAAATGAAGCTTTAGAGACTATTGAAAGTCTTAAAACAGAACTTTCTGAAGTGAATATTCTTAATGCTAAGCTTTTATACGTTAACAAAATCTTCAAAGCTAACAACTTAACAGAATCTCAAAAAGTTAACATTATTGCTGCTTTCGATAAAGCCGAAACAGTAAAAGAAGTAAAATTAGTTTTTGAAACAGTTTCTGACAATGTAGTTACTACTAAAAAAGAAACTGTTACAGAATCAAAAGTTAAAGGCATGGCCTCTAAAGCTACAGGTACAACCGCTTCTAAACCAGAAGTAATCGCTGAAGTATCTGACGCAGTTAGAAGAATGCAAAAATTAGCTGGAATTATTAAATAATTTTTAAACAACAATTCAAATGGAATTAAATAACCTATTAGAAAGCTCGAATACTTATAAAAGTATGCAAGCTGACTCTGCTAGATTAGCAGAAAAATGGTCTCAATCAGGTTTATTAGAAGGTATTGAGGATCAAAGAGTAGCCAACAACATGGCAATGATTCTTGAAAACCAAGCTAAGCAAATCGTAGCTGAGGCTAACACAACAAATGTAGGTGGTGGATCATTTAGTGCAGGTGCCGGAGAGCAGTGGGCAGGAGTAGCTTTACCTTTAGTAAGAAAGGTATTCGCTCAAATCGTAGCTCAAGACTTCGTATCTGTACAACCAATGAACCTACCATCTGGTCTAGTATTTTATCTAGACTTTAAATACGGTACTGCTACTAACGGTAGAGCTGACGGAGACAACCTTTACGGTAATGTTTCTTCTGCATCTGCTAAAATTGGAGTAGATACTGAAGTAGACGGAGGTCTTTACGGTGCCGGTAAATTTGGTTACTCAATCAACCAAAACACCCTTGCTGTAACTTCTAACGCTACAGGATCTGCAACTTCTGCTTCTATCGCTTACGAAAACGGAGTTAATCCTGGAGACTTCTACACAGTAACCGTAGACATGTCATCAACTAACTTTGATAGCTTAGGTGTTAGAGCATTTCAAATCTTGTCTGGATCTACTAACGTAACTAACTACGCTAAGTATACTACAGTATCTGGAAACAACGTTACTTTCGTTGTTAAGAAATCTGATACTACAATCGACAATGTATTCAACGGATCTGTACTATATCACGTACAGCCAGTAGATAACGACAGAGGGGACTTCGAAGCTTCTTCAGGTGCTGCTGTTGATAACTCAATTACTATCCCAGAAATCGACGTAAAACTTGCTTCTGAGGCGATTGTTGCTAAGACAAGAAAGTTAAAAGCACAATGGACTCCAGAATTTGCTCAAGATCTTAACGCTTATCACAGCATCGACGCTGAGGCTGAGTTAACTTCATTATTGAGTGAATACATCTCAATGGAGATTGATCTTGAGATCCTTGATATGCTTATTCAAGATGCTAGAACTACTGAAAGATGGTCTGCAGAAAACAACAAAGTATGGAATGGATCAGCTTGGTCTACTGCTACTTCTGATTTCTACAACACTCAAGGACAGTGGTTCCAAACTTTAGG